TTCACTAAACCAATCTCCAACGCCTTCTCTGCACTGAATACTTGAGCATCCAAAGCAATGATTTCGTCTACTGTCAAGCCTGTGTATTTAGACACATGCTCTGCAAATTTAAGACCTAATGCTGTGACATCTTCTTGCATCTTAGCTAAAAATTTATCAGAGAAGCTACCGTCAGACTTAAATGGAACTTTGCCTTCAACGCTACTGATGTAAATAGGCTTAATACCAGCATTCTCCAAAGCTTTAGAGTTATCCATCAACGCGATTAACGCACCAATACTGCCTGTACGCGCTTCTGGATGAATAATCACTTCATCGGCAATTACTCCTAAACCATAACTTGCACTTGCGGAAATAGTATCTGTGTAACTGATTAGCTTCACAAAATTTTCATCAGCAAGTTGTCGAATACGATCTGCTGTAGTCATCATATGTGAGGCTTCACCACCGCCAGAATTATGCACCATTAGGATAGTTGATACACCTTCTGCAATAAGTTCTTCTACTTGAGCAAGTAACCCTTGATAACTTGTCCCAGTAGCTCCACACATAGTTTCAACTGGCTTGTATGTTAAAGAACCTGAGATATGAACTTCACCAATTTTTCCAGCGCGTTGTGGTTTATTTGGCTTTACTGATAAAGACTCAGATTTTACAAAATCCACTTGACCATAATTCCTATTTGTTAGATACTGTAAAATAGGAGTAAACTCTTCTGCTGTAATAAGTTGCGGTGTGTTGAAAATTTTACTACTGTATCGAAATAAACTATGCTCCATTGGAAGTCCCTTTATTATCCGTGTTATTATCTGGAGATGATTGATTATTTACTGGCATTTTAGATGTTCCATTTCCAGAAGTTCCTACAGCCATTCCATCACCTGACCTAGAAGTTGAAGTAGTTAAAAGATCCTCATGTACAGGTTCATTTTCAGGATATTCTTCTACCCCTAACACTTCACGAATACGATTCAATACCGCACGATCACGCTCAATCATTCCAGTGGAAGCAATCTTTTGAACAAAAGTACCGAACACTTCCATATCAATATCTTCTTCATCTTCGTACTCAAATTCCGGCATTTCAGAAGTATCCCAACCGTTCATACGATAAATGTAAGGAATCAACTGAGTATTAAGAACATCCTGAATCTCTTTAAGTCTCGCGTCGATAGCTAAAGCTAAAATAGAAGTCTTACTTTCAGCAAGAGCAAAACTACCACTACCATCTGCACCAAGAGAAAGAACATCAACTGATAATGCAATAAGGATATCTTTTTGCAAACGCTTAATAACAGCTTCTACGTCTACTGCGGGAGTTCCACGAGATTCAAGTAAACTGTAGTCAAAACGTTTAATTTTAGAGTCTGGATCAATATCTTGAGGAACTAGCAATCCTGCCGTAGTACCCTCATTATGACCATCGATAATAGCTTTGAAAGCTGTCGCTGCTGCACCACCATCAGGAGATTCTTCACCTTGTAAATATTGAGCAGGGACTTCGATCTTCATCATTCCCTTAGCTTCTTTTGCAACTGTCAGTAATTCTTCTTCTTGAAGCATTGTTAGTTGCTTGTGTGCTAGGTATATATTCTTATAAATTGAATTACCTTGTGGGTTTCCAGCAGATCCATTTGCTGTAAAAAGCAAAAATTTATCTCTTGGAATAGTGATGTATCCACCATCTTTAGCTAGATTAACAAAACGATATGCATTTTCTACATGAGCTAGAGACTGAGATACAGAGAGCAGTTCACGCCCATCTTCAGAGAAATTCCATTTTGCAATAGTTTCTTGATTACGGACAGCAAGCTTACCAATTCCAACCAACCCATCATTGTACAAACTTCCGTAGCGGTTCAATCGTCTACGTGGTACAATTTCATGAATGCCATACCCATACTCAATATAAGGAATAACACTCTTGATGAAATTAGTCCAACCACCATCGATATCATTCATCATTGAATCAATGATTTCAGCACGTTCTTTAGTAATATCACTAGCATCTTCACTAGCCTTGACACACCATTCTTTACGTGCTAACATAAAGTTATATACATTCATTGCAGCACCAACTGTAGGATTTGCACGAATTTCATTTACAACTTTAATAAAATGAGGATATCTGAAAACTTGTTGGGCTTCTTGAATAATCTGCCCATTTGATGTTCTTAGACCTGTAAAACCAGTTTCTCCTAGTTTCAAACGAGGAATAGGAACATCATTTTTCATTGCTTGTTCGCTCACGCCATTGGCGTTTTTAGCTTTTGGCATAAGTTGCTCCTTAATTAATTGCTGTATTATACCACAAAAATACTATGTTGTCAATAGGGTAATGTAAATATTTTTATATTTTTGGCACAGGACTGTCTTGTTTAAGCTCAGGCACTTTAAATACTGGGACTGTGACTTGTCGTGCTAAATGCCCAAATGCATCACTGACAGCATCCACCTGATCATCTTTGAGTTGCCTCTGAACTTTCTTATCGTCAGAGAATCTTTCAAGCTCATCAAAGAAAGCGTCATTCCACTCTCCTTTCAATACTTTTAGGTTTCCTGATTCAGCTAAAGCACACAAAGGTTTAAATCTTGATAATTTACTGTTATGACCTGAGATTACTTTAGTTTTTGCAAAAATACCATGTTCTGCTAACACTTTAATGTAATATTGTGCTGCTGTTCTACCTGCTGCGCCTGAGTCAGTTGGGATAGTTACATCAACTTCTCCAATACCATCTTCCATTGCAACATTAACAACTTCTTTCAATACTCTGTCTGTACGATACCTAAATCTGACAACATCTTCTATATAATATACTCCAAATCTATCTCGTGACATTTTAACGCCAGCAGTATAGTCTGGATTAGAGTATTTACCAGATGCGGAAGGCTCTGTAGCTGCAAAATCCCAACTTCTACAACGTGCCATAATGTTATCAGGAGCATTGTCAACTAATTCACACCATTCGCGTTTAAAGTAAGTAGCACCTTCTGATTTAGCTGTCCAAGATCCTTCCAAGAAGATTAGCCTATCAACTCTAGGAAGATTCAACAAATTGTCTAGATAGCTAGGATTATTCTTTAGAAGAGTTGGATTGTCGTAGACCCGTAGAGGGATAAATCTGAAACTTTTAGGATTGAAGTCTTTACCAAGTGTTCGACCTTGACCGTACTTTTCGTACAATTCCTCTTTACTGTCCCCCCACTTCAAACCACCATCGATATTAACAAAATATCTAATTTTATTCTCTGTGCCTTCTTCTGGAACACCATCCTCAGTGTTTTCCCAAGAGTATTTAGTCCACTCAGCTAAGAAGCTATTGCTATCAGGGTTACAAGTCATAGTGATGTTCATATGACCTTTGTATGTAGCCGAACGTAGACGAGATAATAAGAATAAAATATCACTCTCTTTAAATGTAGCAGCTTCGTCTACTAGAATATGAGATGCTTGCAGACCGCGCCATTCGTCTAGATTGTCTGGTAATGCTGCAAACTGAATAGTTGCTCCATTTGGGAATACCCAAGTCAAACGTTGTACTTTTAATATCCCTCCAAAATGAGGGTAGATATTTTGCGATTCATCAACAAGACCACCAGATAATTTCAAAGTAGGATAGCTTTCACGTACAATAACAACCCTAGCTGATGGATCTTTAACGTATTTTAATGCCTTCAATAAGCATGTATATGATTTACTACCACCTGCACCACCTCCGCATAATAATACGTCTGTAGAATCATCTGTGAGAATTAATCTTTGTTTTTCACTCTTAGGTGAAAACGTAATTCGTTCTTTTTTTTCTTTTACCATTTGTACCTCTTTAATATAGCCTCACGCCACGCTGCCCGCCAAGACTTTAGTAGCCATATTGCTACCCTCTCCACAAAAACAATAATAGAACAGCCCTCTCACCATGAAAGCCACGAAGGAGAAACGTGTAGGAGGAAGGTGCAAGGCTGTTGTATTATGATTCTATTGGAGCATCCTGAGAGTACCGATCTCTCGTCCTTGTGATTGGAAGTCACTCGCTCCACCATTGAGCTAAGGATGCTTTGGCGAGAAGTTTATCTTTATTGTCAGAGTTGCTTCCCTTTCTGACATAGTGGCTGCAACCACATCCTTTATGTTTCTTTTGAGATAGTATTGAAATCTAAAAGCGGACTGTCATCATCTTCGTCGTCATTATCATTCATTGTCACACCATCTCTAGCCAGTTGTAACAACTCGTCTTTATGTTTCAAATAAAATTCTTTAGTTTTCATTCTCTCAGTAGACTCAAGCTCCATCATGTCTGCATACATTTTAAGCAAACTTGTAGCAATTGAAGCTTTAAGTTTATCATCCTTTGTACTTTCCATTGTTGCTATGAGTGTATTAAGAGCCGTTCTGCTGTGTTTGTTCAAAGCTCTTTTAAACTGTGTGATAGGATTTTTATTGCTAACACTACCAGTCGTAATAGCTTTTTCGATAAGTTTATCGGTCATAATTACCTCCTTGATATGTCAGATTATATACTAAAGTAGGCAGATTGTCAATACCCTATTTCATCTTTTTGTAAAATATTTCTTGCAAATGGTATGTTTTCGTGATATTATTATATTGTTCTCGCCACAATTCGAGAAATTTAACACAGATTAATAATTTTACAAGGAAATTAAAAATGACAGAAAAAACAATTGAAAATACAAATTTTGTAGCATTCATGCATGAAGTAGTAGCTGCTGTAAAAGAAGGTTACTCTTTGACACTTGATCCAAAACATGCTCCAAGTAGCACACCAACTTACTTTGTGATCCTAGTTCAAGGTGATGAAAAACCTTCTTTTGAAGAAACTCTCGATGAAGTGAAAGTTATTACAAACGCTGTAACAGAAGATAT